CTTAGTAACTACGGGTTCATTATATAATTTCAATCGAGGTGGGACAGGTGCTTCAAGTATAGATTTTAGAATAAATGGATTGCCTACTTCAGATCCAAATGTAGCTGGTCGACTTTGGAGAGATGGTACAGATTTAAAAATATCTGTTGGATAATAAAAACAAATAAAATAAAAATTTAAGGCCTCAATTTGAGGTCTTTTTTTTAATATTTATAATAAAACTAGATTATTATGAATATTCCCATTTATGACGGTAACCCCCTATGGAATCCAAATGCAACCGCTTTTGGTTTTTACAATAATGATGTTGAATTTCAAGTTGATTGTGTTAAAGTAGCTAAATTTGTAACAACAAGATTAGGTTATCCCTTAATGGATGTAGAACTACAAACAGGATCAATTTTTACTGCATTTGAAGAGGCTATTACTACCTATGGTAATGAATTATATGCTTATTTAATTAGAGAAGAAGTGTTAGACCTTACTGGTTTACCTTATGCTAATATAAATTTAACTGAAACAATTGTAACTCCTAATTTAGAAACAGTAGTAAGACTTTCTGAACAATATGGTGAAGAAGCTGGTGTTGGAGGTAATGTAACTTGGTATAAAGATTTTATTCCTTTAACTGCTAGTGTTCAAGATTATGATTTAAAAGTTTGGGCAAAAGACCAAGGTATAACGGGTAGTATAGAAATAAAAAGAGTATTCTATCAAGAACCTATTCCTGCTTCTGCAAGATACTTAGATCCATTTGATGGTTTTGGTTTTGGAGGTGTAGCTGCAGCTGGATTATTAGGTTTAGGAGGCTTTGGTGGATCTATGGGTTATTTAATGATGCCTTTAAATTATGATTTACAAGTTATTCAGGCTATTGAAATGAATGAAATGGTTAGATTATCAAATTATAGTTTTGAAATTCATAATAATGTAATTAGAGTATTTCCAATTCCAGGTCCTTATGAAGGTGCAGGTGAAGGTGAATTTGTTGAAGGACAATGTGGTAATCTTTGGTTTGAATATATTAAAAGACAAGATAGAATTGATACCTCTATTGAATGTGCTGATGGAAAAATAACTAATGTTTCAAATATGCCTTACCAAAACCCAGTGTATTCGCTTATTAATTCAGTTGGTAGGCAATGGATTTTTGAATATACATTAGCTATTTGTAAAGAAATTTTAGGATATGTAAGAGGTAAATATAGTACAGTACCAATACCTAATGCCGAAATGACTTTAAATCAAGCCGATTTACTTGGTGCTGCAACGGCTGAAAAAACGGCTTTACTTGAAAGATTAAGAACTTATTTTGATGAAAATTCAAGAGCTAATTTATTAGAAAGAAAAGTAAGGGAAGCGGATGCAGTATTAAGAGAATTAGATCAGGTACCAAGAGTAATTTATATAGGATAATATGGCAATGTTTGCAAGACAGAGAGATGTTTCTCTGGTAAGACACTTAAATAGGGAAGTTATGGGTAATGTTATTACCCAACAAGCGGCTTTTTATCAATATAAATTAGAAGAAACGAAAGTAAACATTTATGGTGAATCAGCAGCAGAAAAATTTTATAATGGTCCTTTTTTATTTAACTGTTTAATTGATAGACAAGATGAAGAATTTGGTGAAAATGAAGAAGGTATACAATTTGCTCAACCAATTAATTTTTATTTTTTAAGAGATGATTTAGTTGATGCTCAGGTAGAACCCGAAGTAGGAGATATAATTTTATATCAAGAAGGTTATTATGGTGTAGATGGTACTATTGCAAACCAATACTGGAGTGGAAAAAACCCTCAATATCCTAATAATAACTCTGATGGTACACCAAATCCATTAAACCCAAATTTAGATTTATTTGGTACAAATTTATCTGTAATATGTACAACCTATTATATACCAGCTGATAAAGTTGCTATATCACCTTATAAAGAAAGATTCTAATGGCAAGAATAAGAAAACCAATACCAAAAACACAAAAGCAAATCGGTATAGATCAACAGACTCCAACCGATCCAAGATACGGTAATCCTAATATACCATTGCCAACTAATGAAAATGAAACTGGTATTCCTTTTAATAGATCGGAAAAAATGTCTTGGAAAGGTGATAAAACAAAACCTTTTTCAATTGGAATACAAGATTTAGATGAAGCAGTATTTTTTTATTTTAATAATGTTATTAAACCTTTTGTTTATCAAAATGGAGAGAGAAGAGAAGTACCGGTAATTTATGGTTCTCCAGAAAGATGGAAATCATTTCAAAGAGATGGTTATTATAGAGATAAAAAGGGTGCAATTATGTTACCAATATTAGTTTTAAAGAGAGATACTATAACTAAAGATAGAACTGTATATAATAAATTAGATGCTAATAGTCCTAATTTATATGGTTCTTTTCAACGAGCTTATAATCCAAAGAATTTTTATAGTAATTTTGAAGCAATTAATAATAAAATCCCAGCCAAACAATTTTACGCTGTAGCTGTACCCGATTTTGTAACTTTAGAATATAGTTGTCTTATACAAACTTATTATATGGAACAATTAAATAAAATTATTGAAGCTTGTGAATATGCTTCAGATGCATATTGGGGTGATCCAGAAAGATTTAAATTTAGAGCTTTTATTGACTCTTTTACAACTGCTACTGAATTAACAAAAGGTAGAGATAGGTTAGTTAGAGGTAATTTCAATATAAGATTAAGAGGATATATTATACCAGATACGATTCAAAAAGATATGTCTGCATTAACTAAATATAATTCTAAATCTAAATTTATTGTTCAAATGGAAACAACTCATAATGCGGAAATATTTGAAGCTGGTGTAACTAAAACAAAAGATGGAAGAACTAGACGTCAAAGAGAAAATAATGCTAGTGCAGCTAATATTTCGGACGTGACACAAGGTACAGAACTAAAAAATTAAATAAATGGCAAGTAATGTAAGATTTGTAGATTCATTAAAAGTTGGTGCTTATAAATCAGAAGGCTCCGGTGGTGGAGGTGGTGGTGGCATAACTATTAATAATAATGTTAATAATTTTTTACTAACAGCAACAGGTAATAGTACTATTATTAATGGTGAATCTAATTTACAATTTGATGGTACTAGCTTAGGTATTGGTGCTGCTTCAACGGGACCAAGATTGGAAATAAATGATCAGGGTTCTGGTCAAGATCTTTTATTAATAAAAAATTCTAGTGCTGAAGGTATTCGTGTAACTAGTGGTGGTATTTTACAATTAATTGAATTTGGAACTTTACCAACTGCAGTAGAAGGAGGAATTGCTTATTCTTCTGATGAGTTTTATGTAGGGTTAGGGTAAATTAATATATGTATAATAAAATATAATTTTTTAAAATGGCAAATTGGAAAAAGGTAATAGTTAGTGGATCTAATGCTGAATTAGCTCAATTAACACTATCAAATTTAAGTGGTCAACCTTCAGAGGAAACTACTCTTGTTATCAATAGTGATGGTGTTGTAGGAACAAAAGAAGGTGCTGCAGGTTCTTCCGGATCTAGTGGTTCTTCAGGATCAAGTGGAACATCAGGATCAAGTGGATCTTCGGGAAGTTCAGGTTCAAGTGGAACTTCAGGAACTAGTGGTTCTTCTGGATCAAGTGGTTCATCTGGTTCAAGTGGTACTTCAGGAACAAGTGGTTCATCAGGTACAAGTGGTACATCTGGTTCCTCAGGTTCTAGTGGTTCATCAGGTTCATCAGGAACATCAGGTTCTTCAGGAACATCCGGTTCAAGTGGTACATCAGGTTCTTCTGGTAGTTCAGGAACTTCTGGTTCAAGTGGTTCAAGTGGTACTTCAGGTGCTGATGGTTCTTTTGGTGGTGCAACTTTTGACTATACCTTTGATACTTCAACTTCCGAATCAGACCCAGGTCAGGGTAAAGTAAGATTAAATAATAATGGTGGTAATCAAAATACCTCCAATGAAATGTATATTGATATCACAGATGATGATGGTACAAGTATACAAAACTTTTTAGTAACAGTTAATAGCTCAACTTCAGCTATTAAAGGTCATGTTAGAGTTGCTAATAGAACTGATGCAACTCAATTTATTGTATTTGCAATTAATAATACAATGACCGATAACACAGGTTGGTGGTCAATTCCTTTAAGTGCTACTGCTTCTTCTGCTGCAGATCCATTTTCAAATGCGGAAGATGTAACAGTATCATTTGTAGTAACTGGTGATAAAGGTGATTCTGGTTCATCAGGTTCAAGTGGTACATCTGGTTCTTCTGGAACATCAGGTTCTTCTGGCTCAAGTGGTTCTTCTGGTTCTTCAGGAACTAGTGGTACTTCGGGATCAAGCGGTTCAAGCGGTACTTCAGGTACAAGTGGTTCTTCAGGAACTTCTGGATCTAGTGGTTCATCAGGTAGTTCTGGTTCTTCTGGTACTTCAGGATCTTCTGGTTCAAGTGGATCAAGTGGTTCTTCAGGTACATCTGGTTCTAGTGGTTCAAGTGGAACATCAGGAACAAGCGGTTCTTCAGGTTCTAGTGGATCTAGTGGATCAAGTGGAACTTCTGGTTCAAGTGGTACAAGTGGTGTAATTAATATTACAACTCCTGGTGCTGATAGAGTTTTAACTGATATTGATGGTAGTAGTGCTAGAGCAAATGAATTACTAATCTTTGATGCAGATGGTGGTTCACAAGCTAATACTGGTAAATTAACTGTAACGGGTGATGTAACAGTAACTAATAACTTAAATGTTGAAGGTACTGCATCGTTTATGAATAGTGAAAATTTATTTGTAAAAGATAGATTTATATTACTTGCTTCAGGTTCTAATTCAACTGGAGATGGTGGTATTGTAGTACAACAAGCTACTCAAGATGTAGGTGATTTATTTGCTTATGATGGTAATTCAACATTACGTTGGGGTATTACTAGTTCATTTAGATCAAGTGGTTCAAGTGCTTTTGTTCCAGATGCATTTATGGCGGCTGTAGTAATAGGTACTGCAGGTGAATTACCAGATGATGTTGATGCAAGATATGATAAAGCTGGAAATATATTTACATCTGCTTCAGGTGATATTTATATTTACTCTTAAAAAATTAAATAAAATTGTTTTTAAAAAAAATAAAAAGTTTTATGGGCTTTAAATCCAAAAATACATTAGTAAAGGGAGTACCTACGAAAGTTAATACTCCCTCTACTTCTAGTAAACCAAAATCAAAAGAATCCAAAGAAATTTCATTAAAATTAACGGAAAAGGAAATTGAATTTTTACTTATTACTATAAAAAATAGTTTATTTAAAGGAGAATATGTAGAAATTTGTTATAATGCTACTTTAAAATTACAAGAAGAGTATAAAAAGTTTACAAAAGATAAATAAAAAGTTATGTCATATAATTTACAAAAATTAACACTTAGAGAAATTAGGTGTTTAAGAAAAGCCTTAGACTATATTCCAATAACTGGTATTGATGCAATATTTGTTGGTACAATTCAGGTTAAGCTTAACCAAAAAATAGAAAATATAGAAAAACAGGAACAGGATACAAAGTAAAAAAATTTTTCAATATTTATAACAAATATTACGGCCCGCAAGGGAAGTGGACTGATAAAACAGTAGCCAACCTAATAGAATTAATATGCCAAATTGGAAAAAAGTAATAACCAGCGGTTCTAATGCTGAGTTAGCCCAAATAAAATTAACAGACCTTTCTAATCAAGGTTCTGAAACCACAACACTTGTAATAAATAGTAGCGGTGTAGTAGGTACTAGGGAAAATGCTGCCTCATCTGGTTCAAGTGGTACATCGGGATCTTCTGGTACATCAGGTACAAGTGGATCATCTGGTACTTCAGGAACAAGTGGCTCTAGTGGTTCTTCAGGTTCAAGTGGATCTTCAGGTACTTCAGGTACAAGCGGTTCAAGTGGTACTTCAGGTTCTTCTGGTTCTAGTGGCTCTAGTGGTTCTTCTGGAACTTCAGGTTCAAGTGGTTCTTCTGGTACTTCAGGTGAAGATGGTGCTGCGGGTTCTTCTGGTTCTTCAGGTACAAGTGGAACAAGTGGTTCAAGTGGCTCTTCAGGAAGTTCTGGATCTTCTGGTACTTCAGGTTCAAGCGGTTCAAGCGGTACTTCAGGTTCAAGTGGCTCTTCCGGTTCAAGTGGTTCTAGTGGAACATCAGGTACTTCTGGTTCAAGCGGTACTTCTGGTTCTTCAGGCTCTTCTGGTTCTAGTGGTTCTTCTGGATCAAGTGGTAGTTCTGGTTCTTCCGGTTCATCAGGTACTAGTGGTTCATCAGGTACAAGTGGTGTAATTAATATAGTAAATTCAGGTGTAAATAGAGTTTTAATTGATGTAGACGGAACAGTTGCTTCTGCTTCCGCTAATTTAACTTTTTCAGGATCAACAAAATTAACTGTTTCAGGGTCGGGTAGTACAATATTAGATGTTCAAGGTTCTCAGGGACAATTATTTTCAGTAACAGATGATTTATTAGGTACTGTATTTGCAGCTTCAGATATTTCTGGTGTACCAATTTTATCAGTAAGTGGTTCAGGCTTAGTTGAAGTAGATGGAGTATTGAGTGGTTCGGCTACTACAACAGCTTCATTTGCTAATTTAGAATTAACTGAACTAGTAGAACAAGCATCTGAATCAACTACATTAGTAATTTCATCAGCTGGTGTAGTAGGTACAAGAGAAAATGCAGCTTCTTCAGGTTCAAGTGGTACATCTGGATCTTCAGGAACTTCGGGTTCTAGTGGTACAAGTGGTACTTCTGGTTCTTCAGGCTCTTCTGGTTCTAGTGGTTCTTCGGGAACTAGTGGTTCAAGTGGTTCCTCAGGTTCAAGTGGTTCTTCAGGTACTTCAGGTACGAGTGGTTCAAGTGGTACCTCTGGTAGTAGTGGTTCATCAGGTACAAGTGGAACAAGTGGTTCAAGCGGAACTTCAGGTTCATCTGGTACTAGTGGATCTAGTGGCTCAAGTGGCTCTTCTGGTTCTTCAGGAACTAGTGGTACTTCAGGTTCAAGTGGCTCAAGTGGATCAAGTGGTTCTTCGGGAACTAGTGGTTCAAGTGGTTCAAGTGGTACCTCTGGTGCTGATGGTTCTTTTGGTGGTGCAACTTTTGACTATACTTTTTCAACATCAACATCTGCAGCAGATCCAGGAACAGGGAAAATTAGATTAAATAAATCTATTGCTCAGGGTCAAAATACAGCTACAGCTGGATATATAGACATAACAGATGATGATGGTACTTCAATACAGGCATTTTTAACAACGGTAGACAGTTCGACCTCAGCTGTAAAAGGTCACATAAGAATAGCTAATAGAACTGATGCAACACAATTTTTATTATTTGCTATTTCAAATTTAACAGATAATACAGGTTGGTGGACATTAAACTTAACTAATGAAGCCTCATCAGCAACTTCACCATTTTCAAATTCAGAAGATGTAACTTGTGCTTTTGTAGTAACTGGTGATAAAGGTGATAGTGGTTCTTCTGGTTCTTCTGGAACTAGTGGATCTAGTGGTTCTAGTGGTTCGAGTGGATCTAGTGGTTCAAGTGGTACATCTGGTACCTCTGGATCAAGTGGTTCATCAGGAACAAGTGGTACTTCAGGCTCAAGTGGCTCAAGTGGTTCTTCTGGTTCAAGTGGTACAAGTGGTACTTCTGGTTCTTCAGGTACTTCAGGAAGTTCAGGAACTAGTGGTTCAAGTGGTTCAAGTGGTTCTTCAGGTTCATCAGGAACAAGTGGCTCAAGTGGTTCTTCTGGAACTAGTGGCCAACAAGGGGATAAAGGTGGTTTATTGTATGGTTTTGAAACTAATACTTCTATGGCAAATCCTGGTACAGGAGACTTTAGGTTAAATAGTGGTACAATTGGATCCGTTTCTGCAATGGCTATACATCAAACAACGGATGATGGGGCTAATGTTAAAAACTATATTTTAACTTGGGATGATTTAGGTAGTAGTACTAATAAAGGTACTATAATTATAAAATCTAATACTAATGATGATAGTACTTATGTAATATTAAAAGTAGACGGAAATATAACAAATAATACTTCTTGGTTCCAAATCCCAGTAGAATATATTTCGGGTACTTTACCTTCAGCAGGAGAAATTTGTGTAATTGAATTTATACCTAATGGAACTAGTGGTTCTTCTGGATCAAGTGGTTCATCTGGTTCAAGTGGTACCTCAGGTTCTAGTGGTTCTTCAGGTACAAGTGGATCTTCTGGTTCAAGTGGAACATCAGGTACTTCAGGAAGTTCAGGTTCAAGTGGAACTTCAGGAACAAGTGGTTCAAGTGGATCTTCAGGAAGTTCTGGATCTTCTGGTACTTCAGGTTCAAGTGGCTCAAGTGGTACTTCAGGTTCAAGTGGCTCTTCTGGTAGTTCAGGTTCAAGTGGAACTTCTGGTTCAAGTGGTTCTTCTGGTACTTCAGGTAATGATGGTGGAGACGGTTCATCTGGTTCTTCTGGTACAAGTGGATCAAGTGGTTCATCAGGTTCAAGTGGTTCAAGTGGTACTAGTGGTTCTTCAGGCTCAAGTGGTTCAAGTGGCTCTTCGGGTACATCAGGTTCAAGTGGATCTTCTGGTAGTTCAGGTTCAAGTGGTACTTCTGGTTCAAGTGGTTCTTCTGGTAGTTCAGGTTCTAGTGGTACTTCAGGTTCTAGTGGTTCTTCAGGTTCAAGTGGCTCTTCAGGTACTTCGGGTACAAGTGGAACTACAATAGGTATTAAATTTGAATTTGATTCTTCTACATCAGCAGGACCTGGATCAGGTGAAGTTAGATTTAATGGTAATGATTTTGCTTCAAATGTATCTTCTATGTTCATAAGTGATACTGACGATGGTGGATCTTCTGTTCAAAATTGGTTAGCATCATTTGATGATAATGGTAATTCACCTCATGGTATTCTACAGATAGAACAAGCAGATGACCCAACTAGATTTGTTACTTTCCAAGTTGCTTCAACAACAGATAATACTAGTTATTGGACTATGCCAGGGAATGTATTAGCACATTCTATTGTCAAATTTTCTGATGGTGATAAACTTGCAATGACTTTTTCAGCGAGAGGTTCTAATGGTAGTTCTGGTTCAAGTGGTACTTCTGGTTCAAGTGGTTCTTCAGGTAGTTCAGGTTCATCTGGTACTAGTGGTTCTTCGGGATCAAGTGGTTCATCTGGATCTTCTGGTACTTCAGGATCCTCTGGTACTTCAGGTACAGCAACCATAACTGGTACAACAAGTGAGGGTATTGTAGTTTATGGTGGTAGTGGAGCTAATCTTACAGTTTCTTCATTTATTACTGTTAATCAAAGTGCAAGATCAAGTGGAAATGATATAGTATTAAATAACCATTCAGCAATTGAATTAGATGGTTCTGTTTCATCTTTAGGAACAGTTTCTGGTATAATAACAAAAATTGGTTCAGGTACTATTTCTGCTAATAAAGTAGTTTATTGGACTGGTAGTAATTGGGCAAAAGCACAGGCTAATGCTGAATCAACCTCTAAGGGAATGTTAGGATACACGGGTGCTGGTACTACTACAGTATCTAATGGTGTTGTAATTTATGGTTTTATTAAACAATCATCTCATGGCTTTACTCTTGGTGCCCCACTTTATTTAAGTGATACAACAGCAGGAAATATGACAGCTACTGCTCCTGGAAGTTCTGGTGATGTTGTAAGAATTGTGGGTTATGCCGTTGATTCCAATACAATATTCTTTAATCCAGGTAACACTTATGTTACAGTATCATAATAAAATTAAGTTATGTCTGCAGTAACAATCCAAGCTGGAAAATTCGGAAATTTATTTAAATCATCTACATCATCTTGGAGTGATGTTAGAAATGGTACTACTGCAGATCAAGTTAATAATCAACCAACTTCAACTAGTGCATTTGCTGCCAGAGTAAATTTTGTTTCAGGTGGGAAAGGTAGTGAATGGAGTTTATATCGTTCTTATTGGGCTTTTAATGTTACAGCCTATACATCAGCTACAATTTCTAATTTAGAAGTTGAATTTGACCCATCAAACTTATCCTCTACTAATTTTCCAATTGCAATAATAAAATCAACTGCTCAAGGAAATGCTAATACAAACTTAGTTGCTGGAGATTGGGATAGTTTAGATTTTGGTACATTATATGCTGGGAGTTCAACAACTTATTGGCCAGATACAAATAGTATAAGTACAATTTCTTTAAATTCTACGGCTATAAGTGCTTTTACAACTGGTTATTTAAAACTTGCAGTTGTTTGGTTTTTTGATTATAATAATACTGAACCTCTTACTACAGGAAATTCAGGTGCCCGTCAAAATATGTCTTATACACCAAGAATTAATTTTGATGCTGTTACTGGTTATGGTAATGATGTTATTGGAGTATCTTCAGCTGATATTTCAGAAATTAATGATGTAGCTACTGCTGATATTAGTCAAGTAATAGGTGTTTAATATTTATAATAAATTATGGAATATAAATTCGAAATAAAAAAATTAATTAGTGAAAAATCTACTGGTATGGTAACTTCAGTTGATTATTATTTTGGTGCTTCCCATGAAGTTGCTTATAATGGGGGTTTTACTTATGTTACCTCAGAACGATTTAATTATGTTTTAACAACAGGTTCTTCTAGTGATGAAAGTTTTGTTCAATATAACAATTTAACTGAAGATATAGTACTTAGTTGGTTTACAGGAAGTTTAAATGTTTCAACTTTACAAAACAATGCATCCTCTTCAATTGCAGCTCAGGAATATTCTATAGTTAATGAAGTTAGTATTAATGAAAAACCTTGGTAAATAATTAGGATTTTTTAATATTTTATCGTATATTGTTATATTAACTAGTTTTTAAAATGAAAATTCCCAAGATATTTGCCCATACAAGTTATATTGGTACTACTGGATATAATAATCACGCAAGAGATTTTTTTAGAGAATTATCTAATACTTTTAAAATAAAAGTAAGAAATTTTACTGTACCTAAATATTTTAGTGGTTGGAGTGATGAACCATTTAATAATGAAGATTATTTACAAGATATAGATAAACAAATGCTTACGTCTTTATCTCTTTGGGAAACAGATGATAAGCTAATTGATAAAGAAATTTATACAAAATTTGGAAATGAGTTTAATCATAATGTAAATATAATTTTATCTGAATGTAACCATCATTATTTTTACCAACAATATGATGGACCTAAAATAGGTTATGTTGTTTGGGAAACAACTAGATATCCCGATCAGTTTTTTCAAAAATTACAAGAATGTGATCAACTATGGGTTGCTTCTAATTGGCAAAGAGATTGTGTAATAGAGCAAGGAATGGAAGCTAGTAAAGTTAAAGTAGTACCTGAAGCTGTAGATGGTAATACATTTAAACCTAATAGCAAAGCCACACTACCAGAATATGATGATGAAAGATTTAAATTTTTAATTTTTGGTAGATGGGATTATAGAAAATCTACTAAAGAAATTATGGAAGCTTTTTTCCAAGAATTTAGTGAAGATGAACCTGTTGATTTAGTTGTTTCTATTGATAATTTATTTGCTAGAGATGGATTTGAAACTACAGAAAAAAGATTAGAACATTATAATTTACTTAATCCTAGAGTTAAAGTTAAACATTTTCCAACTAGAGAAGAATATATAAAATATCTACAAAAAGGTCATGTGTTTTTATCTTGTGCTAGATCTGAAGGTTGGAATTTACCATTAATAGAAGCTATGGCTTGTGGTACTCCTTCTATTTACTCTAATTGTAGTGGACAGTTAGAATTTGCAGAGGGTAAAGGACTTCCGGTTAAAATTAAAAAAATGATTCCTGCTTTAGGAGGTGAGTATAGTAGCTATTCACAATCAGAAGTGCCTGGTGAGTTTTATGAACCTGATTTTGAAGATTTAAAAAAAGTAATGAGAGATGCTTATGTTAATTATAAAAAACATAAAAAAAGAGCTTTAAAAGAATCTAAAGATATTATTAAAAAATTTACTTGGAAAAATGCAGCTGAAATATCCCATAAATACATAAAAGAAGTAGTAGATAATGCTAAAGAAAATATTACTACTATTAGTTTTCAGAATGGTCCTAAAGTTGAAATTACTGGTTATAATAAAAATTCATATTTTGTAGAATTTATAAATAAAGATACTAATCAAATATTACATTCTGGCTCTATTGAAAACAATATGTGGATAAAATGTAGTAAAGAGTATTATATACCATGGATAATTAAAATTAATGGTAAAAAAATGTATGAATTGGATTTAAAAAATAAAATTGTAAAAATTTCATTTGATACTAAATCAATAGGAGATACTTTAGCTTATTTACCTCAAGTATTGGAATTTCAAAAGAAACATAAATGTGCTGTAGTTGTTAGTACTTTTTATAATGATTGGTTTAAACTTCTCCCAGTTTATGAAAATTTAAAATTTATTGAACCAGATATACCTCATGATTGTATAGCTGAATACACATTAGGTAGTTTTCAAGATGATAACGGTAATTGGAATGATGGTACTAAAAATCCTATTCAACCTAATACTATACCTTTAATTCAAGTAGCAACTGATATTTTAGGATTACCTTATAAAGAAATTCAACATGGAATTGATTTTGATCTTTTTCCATCTCCTATTTCTGGAAAATATATTTGCATAGGACCCGAATCAACTGCTGGATTAAAAGAGTGGCCATATCAAAATTGGAAAGAATTAGCTAAAAAATTACATAAAAAAGGTTATAAAGTAGTTAGTTTAACTACTAAAGGTTTTAAAGGAATAAATATAATTGAAAAAAGAAATTTAAATTGGAATGATTTATTTAATCATTTATATCATGCAGAATTATTTATTGGTTTAGGTTCTGGTTTATCTTGGATAAATCATAATTTAAAGAAACATACTGTTATGATAAATGGATTTTTACCTCTTGGATATGAATTTACTAATAATTTAACTAAGGTAGAAGATCATATTTGTACTTGTTGGACAGATAAAAATAATCATTTTGATAAAGGAAATTGGAATTGGTGTCCTGCTTTTGAAGGAACTGATCTTCAACATAAATGTATGAAATCTATTACAGTTGAAATGGTTTACAATTCTGTAATGGATCTTTTAAATAATAAAAAGTAAACCTATATTTATAATAAAATTATGAGTGATATAATTAAGTTATCAAAAGAAGAATTAGATGTATTAAAAGAATATCAACAAACTCAAAATTCAATTACTTTTGAATTAGGACAAGTTGATGTTCAAAGAGCAATTTTAGAAGGACAAAGAAGTGCTATATTAGAAGATTTAGCTAATTTACAAGAAAAATCTAATAAAACAGCAAAAGAGTTGCAAAAAAAATACGGTGATGGTAACATCAATCTAAGTACTGGAGAATTTACTTTAGTAAAATAGTTTTTTGAAAGGTTTTTTAATATTTATAATAAAACAATATTAAAATAACTATAATAAAATGGCAGAAACATTAATATCTCCCGGTGTATTAGCAAGAGAAAACGATCAGTCTTTTGTTACTTCACCACCCGCAGAAAGAGGCGCAGCTATAATAGGACCAACTTTACTAGGTCCGGTTGAAAGACCTACTTTAGTAAGTTCGTTTAGTTCATTCCAAGCTATATTTGGTGGGGCTTTACAAAGTGGTTCAAATGAATATACTTATTTAACTTCTATTGCTGCTAATCAATATTTCCAAAATGGAGGAACTTCTCTGTTAGTTACTAGAGTAACTTCAGGTTCTTTTTCTCCTGCAAGCTCTTCTTACGTACAAAGATTAGAAGGAGCTCCATTATCTACTGCAGCCAATTTTAAAGTATTTCAAACAGGAACTGTTTCAGGTTCTGTTGATACTCATACTGGTTGTGCTGTTACTTCTTCAACAGGTAGAGGTTCAGGTGCAATTGCTACTGTAATACAATCAGATGCAGAATCAGTAGATTCAATAGTAATGACTACAGCTGGTAATTATTATAACCCAGGTGATCAATTAACTATTGCTTCACAATCTTTAGCTGCAGGCGCAAATGGAACTGATTTAACTTTTACTTTAGGTGGTGCTAATCAGGCACAATTTTTCCAATTAGCTGGAGGTGTTGGTAGTCAAGCTTCATCATCTTTCCAATTAGAAACCATTTCCGAAGGAAATATAATGAATAATTCTGGTTCTGGTGCTTCAAGTACAACTAATGGAGCATTAGTAAGTGGATCTGTTAATAATGTAAGATGGGAAGTTAATAGTGTAAATACTTCTTCCGGTACTTTCTCATTATTAATTAGAAGAGGAAATGATACTCAAACTAATAAAGTAATATTAGAACAATATAATAATATTTCTCTTGACCCATTTGCTTCTAATTATATATCTAGAGCAATTGGTGATACATCTACTACTTTAGTTACTGAAGGAAGTGATACATTCTTACAAGAATCAGGTTCATTCCCTAATATTTCTGCTTATGTTAGAGTAAAATCTGTTAATAACACACCTAACTATTTCAATAATGATGGTACTCCAAAGAATGAATTTACAGGTTCTATGCCAGTTGTAGGTTCTGGTTCATTTGGTGGTGCAGTTGGTTTAAATACTCCAACTGGTAGAGCAGCTAATTACTATACAGCTATAAACAACATTGATACCCAAGGTTTAATTGGTTCAGATTATAATAATGCAATAGCTTTACTAGCTGATCAAGATAGCTATTCTTATAATGTAATATCTGTTCCAGGTTTAAATAATCAAGATCATGCAACTCAAATTACTAGTGTAATGAATAATACTATTGCACGTGGAGATGCAATCGCTGTAATTGACTTAGTAAAATATAACCAAACAATTTCTACAGTCGTACAACAAGCTGGAGGAATAGATAATAGTTATACAGCTACTTATTGGCCTTGGCTACAAACAATAGACCCAAATTCAGGACAATTAGTATTTATCCCAGCTTCAACTTTTATACCTGGAGTATATGCATTTACAGATGCATCTGCAGATCCATGGTTTGCACCAGCAGGTATAACTAGAGGTGGAATGGGACAAGTTGTTAGAGCTGAAAGAAGATTAACTTCAAATAATAGAGATACTTTATATGAAGCAAACATTAATCCAATTGCAACATTCCCACAACAAGGAGTAGTAGTATTTGGACAGAAAACATTACAAAAAGCTGCTTCTGCACTTGATAGAGTAAATGTACGTAGATTATTAATTACACTTAAGGATTTTATTTCTCAAATTGCTGATAATTTAGTATTTGAACAAAATACAATAGCAACAAGACAAAATTTCTTAACACAAGTTAATCCATATTTAGAAAGTGTACAACAGAGACAAGGATTGTTTGCCTTTAAAGTAGTAATGGATGAAAGCAATAATACACCAGATGTAATAGATAGAAATGAGTTAATAGGACAAATATTCCTACAACCAACTAGAACAGCTGAATTTATTATATTAGATTTCAATGTATTACCAACTGGAGCAACATTCCCAGCATAAAAATTAAAAAATAGAATATTTATAATAAAATAATAAAATAAAATGGCAGTATTAAACCCGAACGAAATATTTTTCACGTCTTTTGAGCCAAAACAGCAAAATAGATTTATCGCTTTTGTTGATGGTTTCCCAGCTTATATTATGAAAGGAGTTGGAGCAGTTTCCTTAACACAAGGAGCTGTAGCTTTAAATCATATCAATGTTCAAAGATATGTAAAAGGTAAAACCGTATGGAACACAATTCAGTTTACTTTATTTGACCCAATTACACCATCTGGAGCTCAAGCAGTAATGGAATGGGTTAGATTACATCATGAATCAGTAACAGGTAGAGATGGATATAGTGACTTCTATAAAAAGGACTTAACTATTAATGTATTAGGTCCTGTAGGTGACATTGTATCTGAATGGATAATTAAGGGAGCAATGATTACTGAAGCAAACTTTGGTGATTTCAACTGGGATACAGAAAATACTGCTCAAGAAATTCAAATGACAGTTCAACCAGATTACTGTATATTAAATTTCTAAGATTTTTACCCACCCCTTTTAAAATTAGCTTAACTTCGGTTAAGCTTTTTTTTTCTTTTTCATGCAAAAAATTTTTTTACTTAAAGAAGGGTTCGTATATTGATGGCAAATAAAAACAAAAATATGGAATTAACACTTAAAAAAGGAAAACGTAATTTACAACCAATTTATGATTCAATTGTAGAAGGATATTCACGTGTAAATTTAGACGAAATGAAAAGAATGTCTAAAGAATTTATTATAGAAATGAGAGTTAATAAAATTAAAGCTTATAGATTTAATGAAAGTGTAGATAAAATAAAATCTAAAGATAAATTGCTTATTTTTATTACTAATTTACATATGCAAGATATGAAAGAAACATCAGGATTAAGTAAAATATAGTAAAGAAATATGCGAAAATATTTGGTTACCCTAAAAATGGTTCGTATATTTACAAAGTAAATAATAATAAATAAAGGTTATGCAAAATACAATTAAAATTAAAAGAGGTAGACCAAGCCTTAAAGTTGGTAAAATAGTAAAAAGATTTAAACCATCAACTATGATGATGGATGATTTTAAATTTGATCCCTCTCTATTCATTCCTATGAAAACAGGTACTAAAATTGATAAATTACTTTCTAGTGAAGGTGGTATGATGAAAGGTACTAATGTTGCATTCGTTGGTGATCCTGGAGTTGGTAAAACAACAGTTCTTTTAGATATGCTATCTAATATGCAAAATAATGGTCATAAAACACTTTTTATTAGTGGAGAGATGACACAAATTGATATGGTTGGTATGGTTAAAAGATTTCCTAAATTTGGTAAATTACCTATATTATTTATGGGTGATTGGATTGAACATGATCCATTAGTTATTTTAACTAGTATTTTATCTGAAGGATGGGATTCAGTTCTTGTAGATTCATTTGCGGAGCTTGCAGTTGCTGTTGTAGATTTTCATGGTGGTACAATGAAAAATGCCGAAACTAAATTGCTGAATTTATTTGAAAAACATAATAAAGGTGAAAATCAAAATAAAAGAAATACAAACTTTATGATTATTCAGCAGGTTACTAAAGGTGGAGAATTCGCAGGTAGTAACAGGTTTAAACACATGATTACCGCTATGGCTCACATGAAATTTACCCCAGAGGGTAGTAGAGCAATTTGGTTTAGTAAAAACCGTAGAGGTGGAGAAATGAATAAATTACATTTTAGTTTAGACCAAAGAGAACATGTCGGGTGGTTATTTACCGAGCCATTAAATATGGCGATATAACCTTTAATTATTATTTACATTTAAAAATAGCTTGGCTTCGGTCAAGCTTTTTTTTACATTACATATGTATAATAAACAACGTTATAAATAAAATAAAGATTATGGCCGAATTTAATTTCCCAACAGAAGAAATAGAATTACCTAGTAGAGGTTTAGTATATTCAAAAGATAATCCACTTTCAAGCGGTAAAGTAGAAATAAAATATATGACTGCTAAAGAAGAAGATATTTTATCTAATCAAGCTTATATAGAAAATGGTACAGTATTAGAAAAATTACTAGCTTCAGTTATAGTATCCGACATTAATATTAAAGATTTAGTAGTTGGAGATAAAAATGCACTATTAATTGCAACTCGTATATTAGGTTATGGTTCTGATTATGTTTTTAAATATGGTGGAAAGGAACATCAAATTGATTTATCTGAATTAGAAAATAAGCCCTTTGATGGAAAAGGTATGATAGATGGTCAAAATGAATTTGCTTTTACTCTACCACATAGTAAAACTAAAATTACATACAAGTTATTGGATGGTCATGATGAATTTAAAATTAAAAGAGAATTAAAAGGACTTAAAAAGATAAATAAAAATGCCTCACCTGAAGCATCAACAAGAATGAAATATGCTATAACTTCAGTTAACGGTGAAACTGAATCTAAAAATATAAGAGAATTTGTAGATAATTATTTTTTAGCTAGAGATGCTAGAGCATTTAGAGAACATTTAAGAGTTGTACAACCTGATGTTGATCTTGATATTATTTTAGATACCGGAGAGGAGGTAACGGTGCCCATTGGGCTTAGCTTTTTTTGGCCTGACTTCGACGACCGCGCCTGAGATTAGGTTAAATATTTTTAGACAAATACATTCTATAGTTTTTCACGGTAAGGGTGGGTATGACTACTACACTATTTATAATATGCCCCTTTGGCTTCGTAAATTTACTTTTAAAGAAATAAATGATTTTTATGAAGAACAAAATAAACAAATGAAAAACCAAACTGGAAAAGGAACTAAATCTCTTGTAAACCCCGATGGAAAAGTAAATGTTCCTGAATTTAAAAAAGCCTCTGCCCAATATCAAAAGAAAGCTTCTAAAGGATTAAAAGGTAAAAGCAGCTATAAATAGTTGCTTTTTTTAATATTTATAATAAAATACTTTTATAAGTGGCTAACGCAAGAGAAACTAATAAACAAATACAAAAAGGTAATGAATTATTAAAAGATGCAACAATAGAAGTTGGATTTTTAGATAATGCTTTTAAAACCCTAGCTGCTAGTATAACTTCAGCCTTCGAAGAAGTTATAGATGGAATGGATGGTGCAAATACAACTGCCCAAAAAATTGCTAAGTCTTACGAAAGAGATATTATTGGTTCAATTAAAGCATCCACTAAAGGTTTAGAGGATCAAATTAATCTACAGGTAAAAATAAATAAAGGTGTTAATGTAGAAAAAGAAATTAATGATAAAATAGCTAAAGTTCAAGCTCGAAGACAACTAACCCTAGAAAAAATAAACCAGGAAAATGGTTTATCTCCAAAACTAAAAAAGGAATTAGAAGAAAAAGCGAAGGATATTTTTGCTGCAGAAGAAGCT